CCATACGACTACAAGGCCCTGGAGCGCGAGTCCACCCACGCCGCCTACAGCATGGCGGACGAGCTGGACATGCCACGCCCGAAGAACGTGACCACCATCAAGCCATCTGGCACCCTGTCCAAGGTGATGGACACCACAGAGGGCAAGCACAAGCCCCTGGGCCGGTACATCTTCAACAACGTCATGTTCAGCAAGCACGACCCCCTGGTAGCCAAGATGCGTGCCGCCGGCTATCGGGTGTTCGACCACCCAACCGACTCCAGCGGCGTGCTGATCACCCTGCCCGTTGAGTGGGCTGATGTGCCGTTCGACAAGGTGGACGGTAAGGAAGTGAACCTCGAAAGCGCTGTGGACCAGCTGGAGCGGTACAAGATGCTGCAGGAGAACTGGTGCCACCAGAACGTCAGCGCAACCATCAGCTACAGCCCGGACGAGGTGCCAGACATCATCACCTGGCTGCTCACAAACTGGGACATCTACGTCGGCGTGAGCTTCCTGTACCGCAACGACCCGACCAAGACGGCCAAGGACCTGGGCTACGTGTACCTGCCCCAGGAAGTGGTCACCAAGGAGGTTTATGACGAGTATGTTGACCAACTGCAGCCGGTGGACATCGACGCGGCCAACAGCTTCGACGAGCTCGAGGACCAGGAGTGTGCCGGCGGGGCTTGCCCCGTACGGTAAAAACACGCAGCTTTTCTGACACATTGCGGGGCATTTAGCCCCGTACGGGAGGATTTATGACGCATTGGGACATCATGACTGTGGTGGACATTTTCTGGGGACTACTCATTCTGTTCCTGGCCTGGCGCATCTACGTGCGGGAGATGAAGCGATGAGCGTATGCACTAAGACCGGTGACTCCGGCATGACTGACGGGCCAAGCGGGAGGGTGCTCAAGGACAGCGCATTCTGCGAGGTGGTGGGCACCCTGGACGAGCTCAACGCGGCCATCGGGATGGCCGTTGGCGACTTGTTCAACCTTGAGGTGGGCAAGCACCTTATCGCCATCCAAAACCAGCTGCTGGATATTGGCGCCCAGTTGTACACCGGCAAGGTGTACATCAACGATGGCGACGTACAATACCTGGAGCGGCTGATCGACCAGTACGAGGAGCCCCTGGAGGGCTTCATCATCCCGGAGGGCAGAACGTCAGGGACGCTACACCTGGCGAGAGCAATCGCACGACGTGTGGAGCGACAGATGCTGGCCGCCACAGGGCCTGGCGTTCAGATCGACCACGATACCCTGAAGTACATCAACCGGCTGTCGGATGTGTTGTACATCCTGGCCATCCACATTGGACCTGTGAAGCCGAGGTATTGGAATGGCACTGCAGCGTAGACGGTACCAGTCAGCCAGCCTGATGCAGAAACACGCTGACGAGTATTTCGAGGGTTACGAGCCCGGGGGCGAGACGCCTGGCAGGCCAACACTGTCGGGCCTGGCGCTACACCTGGGATTCTCCAGCCTCACCGCCCTGAAGAAGTACGAGGGGTACGACGGTGAGGACTTCAAGCACGTGCTGGACACGGCCAGGCTCAAGGTCATGAAGTATTGCGAGGAGAACAACATCGCATTCCAGCTGAAGAACCTGGACCCGGAGAACTGGAAAGATCGCACCGAGCAGGCCGTTGACATGACCAAGCGAGAGGTCGAGAACCCTGAGCGCAAGGTACTGATGGCCAGGCTGCTGGCGAGCATGGAGGAGAAGCAGATCAACGCCATTGAGGGCGAATACGAGAAGGTCGAGGTGGAGCCCGAGGGAGAAGACGATTGGATGTAGTCAAGATGCTCCAAAAGGCCATGCGCCTTGTCGAGGATGGCAGGGATACACAGGCCCAGCGCGTGGTATACGACGCCCTGGAAAAGTACCCTGACGCCTTCAGCGGTGAGGACCTGCTCCTGATCGAGGACATGTTCAACATCGGCATGGCCATCTGGGAGCCCTTCCCTGGGCCACAGATCCAGGCGCTGCACTGCAAGGCGGACGAGCTGTTCTACGGCGGTGCCGCTGGTGGTGGTAAGTCTGACCTGTTGATCGGGCTCTCACTGACCCAGCACCAGCACACGATCATCTACCGTCGTGAAGCAACCCAGCTGGTGGGCATCCTCCAGCGAATGAGCCAGATCATCGGGGACCGCAACGGGTACAGCGGCCAGGACAAGATCTGGAAACATGATGGCAAGCTGATCGAATTCGGGGCTGTGAAGGACCCAGGTTCCGAGGAAAAGTATCAGGGCCGCCCGCACGACCTGAAGGGGTTCGACGAGATCACCCACTTCATCGAGGCGCAGTACAACTTCCTCAACGGCTGGAAGCGCTCGTCAGACCCCAAGCAGCGCGTGCGCACCGTGGCCACGGGAAACCCGCCGACACGGCCAGAGGGTTTGTGGGTCAAGAAATACTGGGGACCCTGGTTGGATCGGAACAACCCCCTGTACAACAAAGTCGAGCCAGGTGAGCTGGCCTACTACTATCGCGACGATAACGGTGCGATGAAGTTTCTCCTTGAACCAGAGCCGCAGATCGATGCGGACGGGGAGGTCATCATTCCGCGATCGCTGACATTCATCCCTTCCAAGGTTGAGGATAACCCCGTCTACATGGCTACAGGATACAAACAGCAGCTTCAGTCGCTGCCAGAGCCTTTGCGCTCACAGATGCTGAAGGGCGACTTCAACGCCTTCAGTGATGACGACCCGTACCAGGTCATCCCAACCAACTGGATCGTGGCAGCCCAGGATCGCTGGGAGAAGAAGACCACCAAGAAGGCCAAAGGCGAGATGCTGGTCATGGGTGTGGACCCGGCGCGAGGCGGCATGGACAACACGGTCATCGCCCCCAAGTACGAGGACCTGTGGTTCGACGAGCTGAAGTTGTACCCCGGCGGCGCCACCCCAGACGGCCAGACTGTGGTCAGCCTGATCGTTGCAGAGCGCCAAGACGACGCCCCGGTGAACACCGACATCATCGGCATCGGTAGCAGTGTTGTCGACATCGGAAACCTCCAGGGTCTGCACATGATCGGGTGGAACAACTCAGAGCGTGCCCCTGGCATGATCGATGGACTGAGGTTCGCCAACAAGCGCGCGTACATGTACTGGCACCTGCGCTGGCTGCTCGACCCAAACAACGAGACCGGCATCGCCCTACCCCCAGATGACGACCTCATGGCAGAGCTGGCAGCACACAAGTTCCAGCTCAATGCCAACGGCATCCTGGTGTGGGGTAAGGACAAGGTCAAGGATGAGATCGGACGCTCACCGGACAGGTCTGATGCGGTGTGCATGGCGGCCATCGATGTTCAGAAGCGCGACGACCACACGCGACACAAGTTACACAGGGTTGGGATTCAGCACGGCGTAGAGACCACCATACCCGACGACTATGACCCTTATACGAACAATTCTCATTGACAGGTGAGAATGATTCTTGATAAGGTTGGAACGAGAAAGGGAGGAAAAGTGCATGCGTCGACCAGTCAACGACAAGATCTACAAGCCGACGCGTAACACACGCGGAAAGGGACAACAGCGAACGGATCCGTTGACCAAGGCAACGGTGGTGGGCGACCCTGATCTCCCAGGCGTCACCAAGGAAAGCCTGGTCGGCGCAAATTACGACCAATGGACCAAGGTGCAGGTTGGTACGACCAAGGACCGTGAGGGTCGAGACGTACCGCTGGAGCGGATGGTGATGGTCAAACGCACCGGGCGCCGCGGAAACCGGCCATACGAGGTGACTTATGACGAGGGCTGGGACAAGCACGCTGCCGCACTACGAGAAATGCGGAACCGTGTTATGACTCCGCAGCGAGAGGCCCTGCGCAGAGAGCGCTCGGTAACCGCTCTTGGGACCAAGGAAGCCCAACCGAAACCCAGCACCGGCCGCGTCAAGAAGCGTAGGCGCTCGGCAGCTCTACTAGGCCAAGAGGAATAATACATGTGTATGAATGTCAAAAGTCCAACGCCTCCGCCGCTGCCAGAAGCGCCGCCGCCTGATCCGAAACCGGTAGCGGAAGGTGTGAAAGCTGCGCGTGCGAAAGACAAGCAGACGGCCGCATACCGAGCCAACCAGGCTAAGGGCGCGTCCAAGTCTGCTGCATCCGGGCTATTGACGCCGGCCACCACTGCCCAGGGAACGGGGACCTTGATCGGTGGCTGAAACAGATCTCAGAGTCCGCCTGAACAAGCGCATGACAGAGCTTGAGAAGGACCGTTCCAGCTACATTGGTCACTGGAAGGAGCTTCAAGAGAACATCCTGCCGCGCCGCGGACGCTTCCTCGATACCGATCGGAATGACGGTACCAAGAGGCACAACAACATCATCGACAACAGCGGCACCCTGGCCGCTCGAACCCTTGCGTCTGGAATGATGGCCGGGCTAACGTCTCCGGCCCGGCCGTGGTTCCGCCTTGATACGCCTGACCCGGAAATGAAGCAGTACGGACCTGTCCGTGACTGGCTCTACGCCGTGGAGATCCGCCTTCGCGAGATCCTGGCACGCTCGAACTTATACAACACGCTGCACACCGTGTACAAAGAGATAGGCGTGTTTGGCACAGCACCTGCGAACATCATCACGGACTACGATGACGTGATTCGTGGATTCCCGATAACTGTCGGTTCGTACGCTCTTGGCCTTGGCGCTAATCTGCAGGTTGACACGATCTACCGTGACATCCCGATGACGGCAAAGATGGTAGTCGAGAAGTTTGGCCTTAAGCGCGTTAGCGCCTCGGTCAAACAGCAGTATGAGAACGGGAACTACAACCAACCGGTGACCGTTCGCCATGCACTCGAGCCAAACCTGGACGACCTTGGGTATGACGGGCCAGAGTCTGGGTTCGTGGCAGACAAACCGTGGCGCTCCGTATACTGGGAGAAGCGCGGTGACACGACCGACTACCCGATCTTGCAGCTCAATGGCTTCCAGGAGAAACCGTTCGTTGCCCCTCGTTGGGACGTGAACGGAACCGACACGTATGGAGCCTCACCTGGCATGGACGCCCTCGGTGATGTTGTTCAGTTGCAGACCATGCAGCGCTGGAAGGGTGAAGGCATTCACAAGCAGGTGCGTCCGCCAATGGTGGCACCGACCGCGTTGCGCCACACGCACAAAACTACCGTACCTGGCGGCGTAACCTATTACGACGGCCAGCAGGGCATGCGCGGATTCGAACCAGCGTTCAACGTACAATTCGACCTGCGCAACCTCATTGAAGACATCGCAGAGACTAAGCACCGCATCAGTCGTGCGTTCTACGAGGATCTGTTCCTCATGTTGGCGCGTTCCGATCGCCGTGAGATCACCGCTCGTGAGATCGAGGAGCGTCATGAAGAGAAGCTGATCATGCTTGGCCCGGTGCTTGAACGCCTGGAAGACGAGCTGCTTGATCCGGTTATAGATCGTGTCTTCCAGATCGCATTGCGCGCTGGCTTGGTCCCGCCTCCGCCGCCTGAGTTGGACGATCAGGACCTGAAGGTGGAGTACATCTCCATCCTGGCGCAAGCACAGAAGGCCATCGCCATAAACTCCCTGGAACGCACGGCCACCTACCTGGGTGGACTCGCGCAGATCCAAGCTGCCTCTGGTGAGGCGCCGGGTGTACTTGACAAGTTCAACTTCGACGAGGCTATCGAGGAGTACACCGACTCTATCGGTACCACCCCGAAGCTGATCCGTGAAGACGATGAAGTCGAGGAGATCCGCAAGGGTCGTGCTGAAGCCGCTGAGCAGCAGAAGCAGATGGCCATGATGGCTGAGTCCGCGAAGGCTGCCGCTGCAGCTGGATCGATCAAGACTGACGAGCGCAACGTGGTAGCTGACGCCGTGCAGCAGGTCACCGGTGTAGGTAACCAACCTGGTGTGGGTCAACCGCAGTGAGCGTTGATCACAACACAGAGCGGCGTCGCATCCAGGCGCTGATGAAAACTGAAGACGGCAGGGCCTGGGTGTGGGACCACCTGTCCATGTGTGGGGTGTTCCAATCATCCTACGCACCTGAACCAACTGACACCGCATTCAACGAAGGTCGCCGGTCTATCGGGCTCCGGCTAATTGCTGACCTTCACGAGCACGCCATGGCGTCCTATCAACTGATGGAACGCGAAGCGATAGCACGAGCACAAGACGAAAACGATGAGGTAGACAACGATGTGGCAGAAAATTCTTAACGATTCCATGTTTCCGCTTTTTGACGAAGAAGCCGGTGGCGAAGGCGACGGCGCCGGAGCTGCTGGTGGATCTTTGATTGGTGGAGTCGAGGAAGGTTCCGGGGCTGCAGGTGACGGCAATCCGGATGGAGGCGCTGCAGCCGACGACGCGGGCGGCGAAGGCGCAGGCGAAGGGCAGCCTGGTGATAAAGGCAAACCCAGTGAAGGTGAAGGCGAAGGCGAGGGCGACGGGGAAGAGGAGTACGAAGGCGCCCCAGAATCCTACGAAGACTTTGAAGTACCCGAAGGATTCAACATCAATCCCGAGGCCCTGGAATCTTTCCAGGAGTTCGCGAAGGAGTGGGACCTTAGCCAAGAGCACGCACAAGAGCTGGTTGACTTCCACGCGAAGGAAGTCAAGTCGATGATGGAAGATCAGCAGAAAGCCTGGACTGAAACCCGTGAAACGTGGGTCAAGGACGCTCGCAACGATGAGGAGTTCGGAGGCCAAGCCTTCAACGAGAACATGAAACACGTGGCCACTGCGGTCAACGAGTTCGGTTCCCCGGAGTTGCGTCAAGTCCTTAACCAGACCGGCCTGGGCGATCACCCAGAGTTGGTGCGTTTCTTCTACCGCGTTGGGAAGCTCGCTGGGGAGGGTAACTTCCACACCGGACAAGGTGGCTCTTCAGGCGAAACTGATCCCGCAAAAACCCTGTACCCTGATATGAACTGATCTAAACCGACCAAGGAGTAAACCATGGCGACTATCGGAAACAACAACCCTACCTACGCTGACGTAGCAAAGCGCTCTGACCCGGATGGTAAGGTTGGCACCATCGTTGAAATGCTCAACGAAGACAACGAAATCCTCAACGACGCCACTGTCGTAGAGGGCAACCTTCCCACTGGCCACCGTACCACTGTTCGTACCGGCCTCCCGTCCGCAACCTGGCGTAAGCTGAACTACGGTGTTGCGAAGTCGAAGTCTCAGACCGCGCAGGTCCAAGACTCCGCAGGCATGCTGGAAGCATACGCCGAAGTGGATAAGGCCCTGGCCGATCTGAACGGCAACACCTCCGCGTTCCGTCTGTCCGAGGACCGTGCGTTCCTGGAAGCAATGAACCAGGAGATGGCCTCCACCCTGTTCTACGGTGACACCGACGTGAACCCTGAGCGCTTCATGGGCCTGGCCCCGCGCTTCAACTCGCTGTCCGCCGAGAACGGCGTGAACATCATCTCTGGTGGTGGTTCCGGTTCTGACAACACCTCCATCTGGCTGATCAACTGGGACCCGAACGTGGCCCACTTGTTCTACCCGAAAGGTTCCAAGGCTGGCTGGCAGCACAAGGACCTGGGCGAGGACACCCTCGAGGATGGCGCAGGCGGCTACTACCAGGGCTACCGCACTCACTACAAGTGGGATCTCGGTTTCACCCTGCGTGACTGGCGCTATGTCGTTCGCATCGCGAACATCGACATCTCCGACCTGACCGCTGACAAGTCTGGCTCGTCTGCGGACCTGGTTGACCTGTTGATTCAGGCGCTGGAGCAGGTCAAGGGCATGCGTGGTCGTACCGTGTTCTACGCGAACCGTACCATCACCTCCTATCTGCGCCGTCAGATCCTGAACACCACCAACGTGCGTCTGAGCATGGAAGAGGTGTACGGTAAGAAGTCTGTCGCGATCGATGGTGTGCCCATCCGCAAGACCGACGCGCTTCTGAACACCGAAGCCACTGTCAGCTAACCCGTCCCCCTCCCCTTCGGGGGAGGGATCGTACAACTGATCAATATCTGGAGTTAAACCATGATCATCGATAAGGAACTTGAACTCTCGGACGGCCAGGCAATCACCGCTGACGCCGCTTCCACCAACGTAATCGACTTTGGCCAGGCCACCGATGTCGCACCCGGTGTACCGCTGCAGGTACGCTTCCAGGTCGACACCGCCCTGTCCGGTGGTTCTTTCTCGGCACTGACCGTCAACCTGCAGACCGACACCGTCGAGAACTTTGCCTCTCCCACCACTCTGCTGTCCTTCACTGCACCGAACGTAGCCGGCGACGACTACATCGTGAAGATCCCTGAAGGCTGCCAGCAGTACCTGCGTCTGCAATACGACGTGGACAACAACCCGACCGCGGGTGCAGTGTCTGCCTTCGTTGAAGTCTACCAGGCACCTGAAGGCAACATCGGTAACATTCCGGGCAACCTGTAATATAGGCAGCCTATAGCATGGTCAGCCCCTGCTGGGGCTGGCTACTCGGGAGAATAATATGGGCACTAAGGTAGTCGCCACACGACGGGGATACTACGGACAACTGCTTGAAGAAGGGCAACTCTTCGAGCTCGAAGACGAGAAGCACTTCAGCGAGCGCTGGATGCGCAAGTTCGACACAAAAGCCGACAAGGGCGTAAAAGCTGCACCGAGGCGTCGCGCACGCAAGACCTCAAAGGTCATCGAACAAAACCCTGAGACCCTGGCTGAGGCCGGTGAGCAGGGCGAAGACTGGACCTGAAACACTGGAGCGATAGATGGCAACGAAAGTAGACATTGTAAACCTCGCGCTCTCAGGCCTTGGGTCCAAGCAAACGATCCAAGACATCGAGAGTGATCAGAGTGTGGAGGCACGCACAGCACGTCTTCACTACAGTGTCGCGTTGCTCACTTGTCTCTCTTACGCTAATTGGTCGTTCGCAACCACCTGGGCTACCAGTGCGAAGCTTGCAGACGACCCGCCTGGTGACTGGGCGTACATGTACGCTCAGCCAGCCAACAACGTAAAGGTCATTGAGATCATCGACAGTCTGAACTCGCGTCGGAATCGTCCAGCGAAGTTCGTCAAAGCCAACCACAATGGCCAGATCGTGTACCTGACAGACACAGAGGCGCCGGTGTGGCGCTATGTGTTCAAGAACGAAAACCCGGCCACTTACACGCCGCAGTTCGTTGACGCCCTGGCAGCTCAGCTGTCCTCGCGGATGGCTATGCCGCTGACACGCAAGGTCGACTTGGTTAAAAGTGCGCAGGATACCTACGCACGACTGATCGAGATCGCTGATGCTGCAGACGCGAACGACCAGATGACCCTGGAAGAGCCGGACTTCACCGCCCCGTGGCTTGAAGCTCGTGGCTACGCTGACTCGTCACAACGGTTCTTGTACACCGATGCGGATGGCAACATCCAAGAGATGGTCGGGAAACTCTGATGAAAGTCGGACAGCCGTCGTTCACATCTGGCGAGATTGATCCCTCGCTGCACGCGCGTGCCGATCTGCCGTTGTATAAGACGGCGCTTGAAACGTGCCTGAATTACATCATCATGCCGCAGGGTGGGGCGCGTAACCGCACAGGGACCGCATACCGCGGCGCAACGCGTAACAACAACCAGGCACGCCTGGTTGCCTTCGCGTACAACGATGATGACTCGTATTTGCTGGAGTTTACCGAGTACCGTTTCCGCGTGTATCGCAACGGTTCTCAGGTACTCCTCCCAAGCACCCCCGCAGCTTGGGTCACAGCCACTGCTTATAGCTATGGTGATTTCGTGAGCAACGGCGGGACCAATTACAGTTGTCGCCTGGCACACACCTCAGCGGCAACCGATGAGCCTGGCGTTGGTGCAAACTGGGAAGACTACTGGATCGCCCTTGAAGACGACATCGTAGAACTATACCAGCCATTCACCTATGCCCAGCTACAGTACATGGACTACGACCAGAGTGCAGACACCCTGGTGCTCACGCACTCGTCCGCGTACCCGTTGAAGTTGACTCGCAGTGACCACCACGTGTGGGACCTAACAACGCCAGGCTACGCGCCGTCTACGGCAGCACCAACAGGGCTGTCCGGATCCGGTGGCACCGGTACGACCTACACCTATGTGGTTACGGCTGTGAACGCTGAAACCCTGGAAGAGTCCGTGGCTTCGGCCAGCACCACCATGGCCGAGGATGGCGGGACACTTACCTGGACAGACGTAGCCGGTGCCGGCAAGTACAACGTGTACAAGCAGGAGCAGGGCATCTTCGGGTTCATTGGCCAGTCCAGTGACGGGACGACCGGATTCACGGACGCAAAGTACATCGCGGAAACTGAAGACACGCCTCCAGTGGCGCGTGACCCATTCGCTTCTACGGCCAAATATCCTTCAGCTGTAGCCTGGCACGAGCAGCGCTTGTGCTTCGGTGGAGCAAACCCGCAACGCATAAACACCAGCCAGGTTGGAACCTACTTCAACTTTTCGGTGTCTGAGCCCGCCAGTGACGGCGATGCGTTGACGCTGGATGTCGTCACCAACAAGGTGGCTGACATCCGATACTTGATAAGCCAGATTGATCTGCTTGTGTTCACCGCAGGCGCGGAAGTCCGTGTGACCTCACACGACAGCGCGTTCGTGTTGGACAACCTAAGTCGTAAGACCCAGAGCGCATACGGGTGCCAGGCTGGGGTAAAGCCGCAGGTAGTTGGCGACAAAATTCTGTTTGTACAGCGCGGTGGTACCGCGGTGCGTGACTTTGCGTACAGCCTGGAAGCCGATAAATTCACCGGCGGTGACCTCAGCATCATCGCCAAACACTTGTTCAGCGAAACCTCGGTTGTACGCTGGGCGTATGTAAGTGAACCGGAGCCTATCGTGTGGATGGTTACCACGGCTGGCAAACTCATCGGCATGACCATCGCACCAGAACATGAGGTCCTGGCGTTCCACCAACACGAGTTAGCCGATGATGGCGTTGTTGAAGATGTAGTCACCGTCCCTGAAGGTGACACCACTGCGGTGTACTTTGTAGTGAAACGCACCAAGGTAGGCTCACCTGTAAGGTACATTGAGAAGCTGTCGACATGGGTTGGCGACCCTACCGAAGACGCCACATTCTTGGACTGTCATTCGACCGGCACCATTACTGGTTCCAAGATCATCAACCTTGACCACCTGGAGGCCAAGAACGTCACTGCGTTAATCGACGGTGACGTTGTGTCGAACTTGAACAACGCGAAAGCCTGTGTAGGCCTGCCGTATGTGTCGCGCTTGAAGACGTTAGAGCCGCCTATCCAGGACGCCTATGGCAACGAGATGTCGGTGTCGCGCCTACAGCTCCGCGTGCTCAAGACACGTGGCATTTGGGCTGGCCCAGACGAAGACAACATGACCGAGTATCCTACCAGGCTCTATGAAGACTGGGGTGACCCGGCTACTACGCACACCGGCGTCATTGAGATCGTAATCGAGCCGACGTGGAGCGGCCGCGGCAAGGTAATGTCGAAACCGGGGGTTAAGTTAGCAAGGGCAGAGGCCTCTGATGTGCTACACATCGTGCACAACCTGCGCGACGAGGATGCCGCAGAGGTGGCAGCGTCACACGGCCGCAACGCAGAGAGCTTGATCCTGCGTGCTGTAGAACAACACGAGACAACGGTTGCACGCTGTTACGGTGAGCCGATCGCCATGTGGGGAGTGGTTCCCGGCCCAATCCTGGTTGGCGGTGGTGTGCCCTGGTTGCTTGGCACTGACAAGATAGTTGAACACCAGGTGCAGCTGTTACGCGAAAGCCGACCTTGGGTGCAGGACGCACTGGCAGAGTATAAGTACCTCGAGAACTACGTTGACGATCGCAACGAGACCTCAAAGCGGTGGCTTAAGTGGTTGGGCTTCGAGTTTGATGAACCTGAAAAGTACGGCGTCGAGAACAGACTTTTCCGCCGTTTCTACACCGGAGAATTGTGATGTGCGGACCAGCGTTAGCTGTAGCAAGTTTGGTGATGACAGGCATGGGGGCTATACAGCAGTTCCAAGCTGCGAACGCCCAGGCTGAATACGCAGAGGCAGTACAGCGCAATAATGACATCATGGCCGATCGCGCGAAGAAGGACGCGATCAAACGTGGCAAGCGCGAAGAGACACTGCGTCGCATGCAGATCAAACAGGATGTTGGCACTGCCAGGTCAAAGCTGGCTGGTGGTGGATTCGACGTCAACACAGGCAGCGCCCTGACTCGACAGAGCGACATCACGGCAATGGGTGGTGTAGAGGCGCTGACCATACGCAACAACGCGCAACGTGAAGCCTACGGCATCGGTGTTGATAACTACCGCGAGCGGGCGGCTACGCGCAGTCAGGTTGCGGCGTCGAAGAACAGAGCAACAAGTTCGCTTATCTCCGGGGCGTCTAGCGTCGCCAGCGGAGCGTACAACTACTTCGGGTAACAACGATGGCAATCCGTATCCCCCAAGTACAACAACGTGGCCTACCGTCAACCACCGGCGTGCGCACACCAAGTGCTGATGCGTTCGGTGCAGGTGTAGGGAGCGCGCTACAGGGCGCCGGCAATGAGCTGATGAAGATCGCCCTGGATGAGCGCAACCGCGAAGACGAGACCAGGGCACGCGAAGCGGACACGCTGTACACCCGTAAGCTGAACGATCTTAAGCGCGGGTACTCGCAACAGAATGGCAAGGTTGCTTTCGAGTCTCAGGAGGACTACCAGAAGGCAGTCGACGAAATCCGGCGCGAGGCGATGGACGGTCTAGCGAACGACCGCCAGCGCACAATGTTCTCACCCCTGGCTGACCGCAAGCATGGTGAGGCCATCGAGTTCGGTAAAACCTACGCTAGCAAGGCGCTGAAGGAGTGGGAGATCGGTGAACTGACAGCCCAGGGTGAGATGCACCTTGAGTCTGCTGCGAGTTCATACGGAACACCTGAAGGCGAACAAGAGATGCAGGCCCTGATGGAAAACATCGAGGACCTGGGTGAACGCTCAGGCTGGGCACCTGACGTCATAGCGTTGCAAAAACAGAAGATGACCAGCTCTGCTGTTACGAAGAAGATCGACAGCATGCTCGAGTCAAACCCGTACGCAGCGCAGCAGATGTTCAAGGACAACCGTGACAAGTTGACCATGGGCGACGCAGCGAAGCTGGACAACAAGGTCCAGACGTACGTCGACAAACGTGCGGCATTCGACCAGGCAGATCGCATCCTGGCAGAAACTGATGGCGATGCTACGGCAGCGTGGGAAGCAACAAAGGACATCCAGGACCCAGAGCGCCGCTCAGCTGTGCAGCGCCTGGTGAAAGAAGACATCCGCATGCGCGACATCATCGAGAAGGACGCGAAGCGGCGCCTGGCTGATGCAGAGTGGAACAAGATCCTGCAGAGTGAGCGCCCATCCATGCGCGACCTGCCTGTACCTGGGACAGTTGACCCGGCCGTGTACATTTCCATGGAGAAGTACATCAAGCACAAGCAGGAGAACCCTGGCCGCGACATCAAGACCAACGACGTCCTGATGAACAAGCTGCTGCTGATGGACCGTGATGAGCTTAACGGCGTAGACCTGAACCAACACCAGCACGAGCTGTCCCCGACGGACCTCGGTAAGCTGAAGAAGTTGCAGAGCGGTGACCCGGAAGAGGTGCGCATCCAGACCACCATGTCTGAATTGTACAAGCGCGGATTGGCCGGGGTCGGCATCAACCACAAGAAGGCACCCAAGCGCGCCGCTGAGTTTAAGAGCGACGTTGACCTCGCGCTCCAGGAAGCCACCGAGGCCAAAGGCAACAAACTCAACGCAGCTGAGCAGAGCAAGATCGTCAACGAAGTGGTGTACCGCCACAAGACGAAGATCAAGCAAGGCGGCTGGTGGCCGTTCGACGAAGAAATCACCCTGGCCGAGTTCAAGAAACAGCTCCCAGTGGATGCGAACGGCAACACCCTTGCGGACGATGAGATAATGGCCATCGTTGATGCCATTGAAGCAGAAGACATGGTGGCAACCCCAGAGCGGGTTATCACGTACCTGAAGAAACGCTATACGAGGTAGTTTCAATGCCCCTTGACTATAGTGACCTGCGGAGCGATCTGGGCCTCGACACGGAGCAACCCACTCTCTCTGACACGATCAAGTCAACACCAGACTTCAGCCCGGAACAGCATGGCCAGGACCTAGAGCTTGGCCGCAAGCTGAACCTGCCGGCAGAAGTTGTACGTGACAACCGCGACCAGGCAAAGCTGGACGTACAGTTCGTTGATACTCCTGAAGAGGACATCAAGCAGTCTGCTGGCGTCCTGTATAAGCGACTCCGCGAAGATCCCGACTTCGCCGTCCTGACCAAGGACGACATCGCAGCCATGAAGAGTGTCACCGAACAGGCCGGCCACTGGGACAAGTGGGTTGGCCGCCAAGGCGGCATGCTGCAGAAGCAGCTCGGCGGCACCCAGACCTTCGGCGGTATCGCCGGCATGATCACTGACATACCCCTGGCAGGCTTGGCCGAGATCACCGGCGAAAGCGATGCCATGAAGGAACATCGCTCTGCGGCCTTTGCAGAGATGATCCAATCTGGTGTGCGCAACGTACGTGAAGGTCAGAAACTCCTGCAAGAAAACGCAGCTAACGCAGAGCCAGGCAGCCTCCACGAGCTTGCCACTGACGTAGCCGATGCACTCCCTCAATTCGCTGTGATGCTGGGCATGGGCATGACCATGGGTCCGGCGGGCAGCGCCGCCGCCTTTATCCCAAACTCTCTTGGTACCTTCGGTGAATCGATCGCTGAGGGAGAAGATCCAATCGGCGCATGGCGCGATGCCGGCGTGAACTTTGCCACTGAGTACCTGCCCGAACGTATCCCTCTCAAGATCTATCTCGGCCCGAAGGGTGGCAAGAGCCTCCTCAAGCGTGGGGTTGAAGGCACCATCGCAGAGGGACTGACAGAAGGCCTGACAAACATCTTGCAGTCTATGTGGGATGCTGGCACCGTCGACGAGAATGCAACTGTTGGTGATGCAATCGCTGTCCTGTTCAACTCCGAGATGTGGGCTAACACCTGGCGGGCTATGAAGGCCGGTGGCGTCCTGGGCGCTGGCGGCGCGGTGGTCACCCATCCGTTTGACCCGGAGGTCAAGCAGGAGAAAGCCAACCGCATCATCCAGGAGGGCATCCAGGAGGCAGAGTCCGCAGAGAACACTGTCGAGCAGCTGAAGCAGCTGGGGCAGAAAGTCCAGCAGACAAAGTTGTTCGGTCGCAACCGTGAGATCCTGGGCGAGTTCATCGAGGAAGCCTCGGACAGCAAGAACATCTATGTCGACTCCGCAGGCATCAGTGAAGTCTACCTGCAGCTTGGCCAGGAAGCTGGCGACCAGCTGTTGCGTGACATGGGCATCGATCAACAGGTCGAGGAGCTGAACGCGACCAACGGCGACTTCGTGATGCCGTTGCGTAACTTCGCCAAGATCATGGACAACCCGTCGTTCGAGCAGCTGTTGCCGCACATGCGCAAGACCGCAGGTGAGCCTACCCTTAACGAGGTGCAAACCCGCCAGGCTGAGATCCAGGCAGAAGCGGACAACATCATCACTGAGATCGGTGAAGACTCCGACACCTACGCCAGCGCTGAGCGAGTGCGTATGTCGATCCAGACCGACCTTGAGCAGACCGGGATGTCTCCGGAAGACGCAGCCGCCAACGCGCTGTTGCACCGGAACTTCGCCCTGGTTGCATCTAAGTGGACCGGCCTCTCCCCTGAAGAGGCGCACGGCGGCGTACGAGTGGAGCGTGCCGTACAGACCGAAGAAGACACCCCGACCGACGACGGCACCGTCCTCACATCTACTGAAGCCGCAGAGGTCGCGGCTGACCTGGGTTTGGCTCAACAGACCAAGTTGAACGACACCATCTCGCGCTTACCTGCGTCCCTGCGCGAAGAGATCGACTACGTCAACACCGGCTTCGAAGACGGTCCAGACCTAGCCGACGCCTTCGAGGATGTCCTCGATCGCGTAGAGTCTGGCGACTTCGAAGTGAACCACCGCCAGCGCCGGGCACTGCGCGAGGCTGCCATCGAGATGGGCATCTACCGCCCCATCAGCGAAGAAGAGCTGGCGCGTACCGATGTGGTATCGCCTGGCGGCGCGGCAGGGAAGGCGTACGACTTCGTACACAACAAACAGAAATACGTCTTCAACAAGCACATCAAAGATGTACCCGCAGCAGCCGATGAAGAGATCGAGTTCGACGAGCTTGAACTGGATGAGATCACCCTGGCGCAGAGTGCATCCGTGCGCCGCGGCAATGAGACCCTGAAGAAGTGGGGACTGAATCCTGGCCAGCGCTACCGCACCCGCGAAGTAGCTATCGCCCTGGAAGCCCGCCAGGCCGCGAAGTACGGTCGCATTGGACTCAAGGACCACAGCACTGAAGCCGAGAGCAAGATTGCCAGGTGGATGGCTGAAGAAGTTAAGTTCGAGCTAGAGCATCCGGAGACCTCCGGTGTCGGCTGGTACAGCGAGAAGTGGCAGAACGCCATCAGCAAGTTCGCGAAGATCTACCCAGAGCTGGGTAGTGACCAGGACGCCAGGAACATGTTCACGCTGTTCATGGCCATCACCTCTGACGGCCAGCGCGTGTACAACAACTTCAACCTGGCAACCAGGCTGTACAGCGAGTACCGCACGGATGGTCGTCTTGATGAAGGATTCAACAGCGGTGGTAAGTCCAACGCATCCATGGTTGGGAACATCAAGCTGATCAACAGGCTCCTGGCCGAGAAGTCTCCCGCTGAGATCCACACGTGGCTCCTTGAAGAGCACACCGTCAAGGACCTGAACGCCATGGCCAGGGCTGAGGGCATTAAGTTCAGCTCTGGTTACCTGTCAGATGTCAAGCTGCCACGTGCAGCTGTGATGCTGGGTCCGAAGCTGGGCGCCTTCTATGCCAACCTGATGGGCAGCCACGGCTACCTGACCATGGACTTGTGGTGGACGCGTACCTTCAACCGCTATCGTGGACAGATGACCGAGCGCCCGACCGAACAGGGCATCGCTCGGTACCGTAAACTGCTGGATGAGGCAGGCATCGATGTCGCTGAGTACAGCGACGAGGACGTGCTGCTAACCACGATCACTTACGCCAGGACCTACAAGGCGAAGAACTACAAGAACGGTAGCGAGATCGAGCGTGCGGCCAATACCTTGTACAAGGCAGCATACGAAAACATCCGCCAGGCGCCGGAGAACGCGTCTGACCGGTCATTCATGCTCGCCGCCACCAGGCGTGCCCAGAAGAACCTGAAGCGCAGCGGTGTGGACCTGTCCATCGCTGACCTGCAGGCCATCCTGTGGTATTACGAGAAGCGCCTGTACGGTGAGCTTGGTGCCAGACAGACCGATGACATCAGCTACGAAGAAGCAGCTGAGCGCGTCGTCAACGAAACAGCAGAACTGAACACTGAAACGATCGAGGGACCGGAAGGTCAGATCTTCGAGCTGCCAGGTGACGCAGGATTGAACCTGGAAGTCGCACCTGACCCGCACGACATCAACCTGGACTCTGCTTTCGCAGAACTGTCGTATCAGAACCGCCTAGATGCCACTGTGGAAGTGGCCAATGCAACCGTTGAGAAGGTTGTGGCGGACATGGGTCTCCCCGAGGTGTCCATTGAGTACACTGCAGGGGGCTACCTCGACCGTGTAAACCCGAGCATGGTCATTCGTTCTCCAGGTCTCAGTCAGGACGACCTGGTCGACCTTGGCCGGGTCCTGGGGGACATTTTTTCACAAGATTCCGTGGTTGTGTATGACGAGAGCAACACTAACCCGGAGACTTCGGTCAATCACGTACGCATCGCTGGATCTCGTGAGCTCTCCGGGGCCGAACAGCAAAAGGTGTACGATCACTTGCGTACCGCCGTGGGCGGCGTAGAGGGCTTCGCAAGCCGTCAGGGCGCCATGGTGATTGGCGACTTCACCGGCATCGGTGAAACATTCCTGGACGACATCAAGGCCGCCCTGGAAACACTGGATCTGGATGTCAGCCTGAGTCTGAGCCAGAAATCATTCACAAGTAGCCTGGAGGACATCAATCGTGGCCAAGGTGAGCGTGCACAAATTGAAGAAGGGCGAGACGTTCTTCGGAGGCGGTCAGGGAATCCAGATGCGGAGCTTGACTCGTATCGGCGGGACGCAGAAAGGATCCTCCGGCAGCGTCTCCAGACGACCTACGGGCAACCGGTTGCCGCTCAGCCGGTAGATCACCCGAGTATCTCTCGCGACAGCCAGGGCGTCCTGCGTGTCGACAAGGAGGGTATGGTCCCGCTGACCCACTGGTCACAACAGGAAGAGCTCAGCACGATCTCCCCTGAAGCCGCTGGTACCGGTGTTGACGCCCTGCGCCGCCGGAGCAACCAGGGGCGCCAGCGCGTCACCTACTGGGGCCTGCCTGGCTACCGTGTTGAGTCCGGGGTAATAACCCTGGCAAAGAGTCGCTACTTCACCCGTGTGAAGCCTGAGAGTCTGTACCACATCTCTGAGGATCCGGACGGCATCTACGATCGCCTGAAGGCGGAGAACCCTAAAGCGTACCAGCACCAGCTACAGGCCATGTACGAGCAGGCCATCGAGGACGCAGGGTACATGGGCTACTGGGGACAGCAGGGTAACAACGGCCCGGTCGCAGCGCTGTTCCGCCCGATCGAGGTTGACCAGCCGTATCACACCCACCTCAAGCACAAGGACAAGCACTCGTGGGTGGCAGGGTACGACCCAGAAGGTAACCACCTGGATGACATGGTCCTTGGTCAGCCAGCTTGGCACGGTAGCGCAAGCGAGTTCGACAGCTTCAGCCTGGAATTCCTCGGCACTGGTGAAGGTGCACAGGCCTACGGGTGGGGGCTGTACTTTGCAGAAGAGCAGGAGGTCGCTAACTGGTACAAGGAGAAGCTGACCGAGTACGGAGACGAGGAAGGTCGCCTGTACCGCGTCGACATCGATGTCTTAGAAGACCAGATGCTGATGTGGGACCGCCCCCTGGCTGTTCAGAGCGAGCAGGTACAACGTGTTGTCGAAGAGGCACAGCTTGGCGTCTACACCCACGAAGGGCAGACCGGTGCCTGGACAAGTCTGGAGAACATGAAGGCTGCCGCACGCTTTGGCCGCTGGAACCTGGACAAGAACAAGGTCAAGCACGTTACGCCA